CCTATCTGGAAGCAGTTAAACATGCACCCCTGAAAAGGGGAGAGGGGAACACTGGTAGTAAACTGTCAGCCCCCACCAGCCACCTAGCTAAATTGAAAAATCAGCTGGCTAATCTAATCATTAAACTTCGTGAGACGAACCTAGCGTCCACGACACGACTCAATCTCAAGGCGGAATATCAAGCACTGGAAAGTGCGTTTCAATCTGAGAGAAATCGACTGATGCGTGCTCGCAGGCGCGCCGATTTCAACCATAGTAAGAAAGCTATTAATAAGAAGCTCTCCCTTGATCCAAGGGATTATGTGTTTGGAGATCTTAAAACAGTCAATTACCTCCTGGAATATAGCCGGAAGCACTTCACTACGGAACATGTCGTGCACAAGATCTTCGGTGCCCAGGAGAGACGTAAGTATTGGCGATCGCATCCTAAATCTAAGGCGGTCGTTGTGGTAAAGAGGCACCGCAATCCATACTACGTGTTTGATAACGGGGAGGACCCATCTGGAGGAACTAAGATTAACCCAGACTCGTTAGTTGTCAACAAACCAATTGCCCCAGAGACCCTCCCTGGTTTCTCTGAGTATAAATCTCGCCGACAACGTCGTCGTGAGAGAGGCGTTCACTATGTGATCGACAAGATTGTCACCTCCGACCCCACCCTTGAAGCAGCTGAGCCCATCAGCCACACCAAGGAGGTTCCCAGAACTCACAGACGCATCTCCCATGCCATCCAGCAGACTCAATACCAGAAAGCCAAGGACAAACGCATCACCATCCAATCGAAGCGCCAAGCTAACAGATTGCGGTATGCTAGTCTTCCACAAAATGTCAGGGACGCGCTTCGCACCCCCGATGGAAGGAGAATCCCTGAACTCCAGGTCAAAAAGAATCCCCTCGGTAACGCCCGCTCGCGAAGGAACGACTCACGCCGCCACTTACAACAAGAGTACAAAGAAAAGTCGTCATTTGAACCGCACGGGAGTAGACACGTCCATAAGTCTCAGATCAATGGTGCAAACGGGGAAGCAACCAATAGTGATGATGTTTCCGATTATGCGTACATCGTCTTTGCCCCCATCGCATTGTATTGTGTGAAGAAGATTTACCACACCGCGTGCAGATATTTTGACATGGATATACCCACCCCACCCACAACACCAGTTGCAGTCCCTACTCAACTGAACGGTGCGAATGGTGAGTACAGTGGTACCGATGATGTTACCAATCGGGCTGGAAACCCGGCACACCTCAATCTTGGGGATAACGCACCTCAGTGGGCATCTTGCTCCATTAGATCTTGTGCGTGTTGTTTGTCATACGACTTATGTCTGTATGGCGTTAAACAATGCGCATGCGGTCTGATGTGTCCCAGGTCAGCTTACTACGCTATCGTCCTCAGGGTGGTTGACTCTGTTCCCATGCAAGTTGTTTATATACCCTCC